ATTCCCCTAGGAAATAGCAGTGTCACAAAATCCTGGAAAGATAGGGTGAGAAGTGTCTTACTATTCCTTAAATGTTTATGGTATATTTGTTTCTTTAGGGGATGGATGCATATCAAAATGGAAAATATGAACCCAATGAAACTAGGAATTGTTTGAAGTCTGGGTGAGGACGTCAGTAGAGAGGGGGTGGATGAGCGCGAAGTCCTCGCCAACTGAAAGGCGAATGAAAGAGTTCGTGCTGTACGACGCACTGCCATAGTACATAAATGGCGTAGTGAGGGGGGTGGGGTACTTCCAAATGTTGTTCGCGCCGTCGACAGCGTCGTAGAACCAACGGCGATTGAATGCAACTTGGAAGCTGGTGATGGGTTGTAGCGAGCCACGAACGACCTGCCCACCAGCGCTCCAGAAGGCGTCAGTGTTCGACGCCGCCTGGGTGGGGGCCATAGTGTACACATCGGTGGTGTCGACAGTCCAAATGAGCGAGCCAGACCAACCAAGGAAGGGATTAATGAACCGGTTAAAGTTGGTGGCGGACTGCACGTCACAGGAAACAGCAGCAACAGGATTCGCGCTGAAAAGGACGGGACGACGGAGCCAAGCAGTGAGGAACATAGGCTCAACGACGGCACCCACGTCCTCGCAGAGAGTGCCGCGAACACAATCACCAATGGGCTTGAACTCCTTAGTCTGGAAGAGCTCATTGAAGGAGGCTTGGAAAGTGTGCACGGGACGAGAGCGCACCTCCTCGACTTGAGCCTTGAGAGCAGGGCTGCGCTCCATAAGCTCTTGCAAAGAAGGGGGGGACTTGGGCTGGGACTCCTTAAGGCCAAAAGGGGCAGCACCATCAGCTTGACCGCCCTGGCCAAAGTAGTGCCAAAGGCGAATGCTCTCGTCAGGGGCGGTAAAGACATTGAGGTAGACCGTGGACGTGGTGGTAGTGTCAGGAACGGTGACCGCACGAATGAGGTAGATGAGGACGGAGCACATTTGGGAGGAAGCGGTCTGGCTGCTAGTGTTGATAGCGGGGAAAGGCATGCGTGCAAGGGAATTGAGCTTCGGAACTTTGATGTACTCCTCACGAGAGCCAGAGAATTCACAGACGTAGGAGAACAACTCGCTGGCCTGAGCGCCAGGCGAGGTTGGGTTGACAGCTTCCGGAGGGAGGGCAATGACCACTAATGCACCACTCGTGAGCGAGGTGCACTCAATGTCAAGCATTGTCTTCAAGAACTGAAGGTCCCACAGGGCACACATACGGCCATAGTAGTAGAGCCAATTGGCATTGGAGGTGTAGGTGTAGGGGCCGACGCCAGAGCGAGCCATGTTAGCCATTCCGAGGGGGTCACCGTTGAACGCAAGAACAAGAGTATCAGCAGCGGTGGAGGCGTTAAACGTAACGGTGGCGAGGAAATTGGGTCGCTGGACGATGGCGTAGACATGTGGGTGATAGCCAAGCTTCATAGCAGTGAGGGGGGTCTGAGCAAGGCTAATGGGAGTCGCAACGAGAGTCCCCTCGGCGTGGGTAAGATCTCGGGTGTCGGCACGCTGAGTGACAACGGGGGGTGCAACGTGCGCTGGCTTGTCAAGGAACTTAGTGGCAACTGTGCCAGCGACGCCAGCAATTGGTGCGATGCCAGGCATGATGCG